GTAGTCCGACAGGTCGCGGTATTCCTCGCTCTTGTGGCCGGAGGCGATCATGTCGTACCACTTGCCCGTGAGGACGAGCCGGAGGACGGCGCAATCGTTCGCATTTAAGCTATGCACGGGCCACCTCCGCCGACCACGGCACTTGACGGATTTGAAGGTGCTTCGGGAACTTCGTTATGTCGCGTTCGCACTTGCCGTTGAGATCGAGCTGCTTCACGAAAACTGGGACGTTGGCCGAGCGGCATTGATAGACAATGCTCTCGATCCATTCGATCCGGCACGGACGGCGTTTCGGGCCGGACTCGCAGCCGACGGCAACCCAGTTGAACGGCGGTATGCCGCGCACGCCACGGTTCAAGTCAATCGGGCCAAGAAGAGGCTCGGCTGACAGCCAGTAGTTGACGCCCTGCGCTGCGTTCGTCAACGCCATGTCCAGGCATCGCGCATCGTACCACTCCTGGTTTTCAGCGGTGAAGCCGAAGTAGTGATTGCCAAGCAACGCGCCCATCTTCTCGTCAACCGCTACGTATCTGACAGCCGCGTTCATTCGCCTGGGGCGTTTTGTGCACCACAGGAACGTGACCGACCGCTGCGTGAGTGCGATGTTTATGTCTCTTGCCATGTCGCCGCATGTGCGCCATTCTCCGAACAAGTCCGTCATGTTTCCGGCGAACACCACGCCGGAACTCGGCGGGCTTACCTTCTTCGTCTTGTGCGGATCGAACGACTGGCCGAAACGGTCAACGGTCGCAGTCCTCGCATAGCAGTTGTCACATGCCGGGGAGCATGGACGGCACCCGACTATCGGGTTCCACGGCTTGTCCCAATACTGGGCGCGCGGCCATTGGATAAGATCAGCCACGGTTCGCCTCCCTCGTCATGATCATCCTAATCGAATCTTCAAGCGCACGCCGGAAATGGTCGTCGTAGGTTATTTTCTCGATCATGCACCGAAGAATCATGGATTCGATGATCTCACGATGATTCTCGATAAGAGCATTGACCATCTTCTCCTTGAACGGAGCAAGGGCCGTTTCCATGTCTATTGACTTTATCGCAGCCTCGGCCAGCGGACCAAGGGTTGTTCTCTCGGTAGAACTCCATCCAACCTTTTCCGTCTTCACGAGCATGTCGCTGAAAATGCTGCATCTTGTGAACGCCTGGTAGATAACCTCCTTGATTATCGAACCAAGTTCCTCCTTGCTGAGATTTTCCATTCCGTCCTGGATGGTCTTCTCAAATGACTCGCTGTCAACTTCGATGTTGAGTTTCATGGGTTTCCTTTCTAGGGGTTACAAGTAGTTGCGAGAAGCCAGTCGATGAACCAGTCCATGACAGCAAGCGGGTATTTCTTCGCCCGCTCTCTCTCGCGCTCCGTCAAAACAGTTTCTTGAAACGCCTTGCTTGCCTCGTCGCGTTTCGGGTGGATGTCGCAGTTGCGCGGCGGCTCCAAGAGGGCCCGTTCCGCTGTCTGATAGATGCGGATAGATGCCTTTAGGCACTCCTCCCAATTCTTGTCGAGGTGCGGTATGATGTTGCGAAGTTCAATGCCCATCTGCTTTATCTGCCACAGCGCAGCGTGCATCGCAGCCGCGTTGCCGGCTTGCTTTTTCAGCTCTGCGACTTCCATCTCGTGCCTCGCAATCAGCTCTTCCATTTCGCGGTGGTGCCACGACTGCGACATCTGGCGCTTCCACGCCGCGTCCAGTCGGTCGGCGAGGTCGGTGCCGTAGATGAAGGCATTGCGGCGAATAAACGCAGAGATCGCCGCGATGTCCTCATACGTCTCCTGTTTCAGTTCTCGTGACATAGATCACCTCTTTCTGGATTGCCAAGCGGCTGGCGGCCTTCCAGCACGTCGATCACGCGCAGGAGGACGGCGATTGCATCGTAGCACTCCTCGACTGCGGCGGAGGTTTTGCCGTTCCCGATTTCGACTAACGCCTCATACGTTTCGCAACCCAACAAATCACTCCAGCAGAGGGTTTTGCTGTCGATGGAACACTTGATGCGCTGTCGATAGTCGTCAAGGAGAAAACTTGCGCCGTCGAACTGTGTTTTGTCACGACAAATAATATCGCAGAAGTACGGGTGCTTCGCGCGGGCGTGGTCGTAGTGCTCCATTACTTTGCCAATGTTCATCGCGCACCTCCGGCAATGTACAGGATGATTCCGCACTGGATCAGCACGACGGCGACGAGCGCCCAGATAGCCGTCCACGCGTCGCGCAGCTTGCGGCGGAGCATCGAGTTCTCCAACCTCAGTTTCTGGGTGCCGAGCAGGCACCCGTGTGGGTCAACGTCTTTCATCTGTTTCGTCTCCTTTTTTTGTTTCTCAATAGTCCTCGTCCGACAGAGGCGGCGGTTCGGCCGGCTTCTCGTTCGGCGAGAAAAGGTTTCCCTGCTGCAACTTCGCCGCCTGCATGACGGCCTTCTGCTTCTTCTCGTCCATCGGCAGCTCCAGCTTGGCCCTCGGCGCGTCTCCCGGCTTCCATCCGTCCTTGGCCCACGCATCTGCCACGTCGTCGAGCGGATGCGAGCATCCATGCCCGTTTCGGGACTTGTTGCGCCAGTACTTGCCGAACACGAAACAGCACACGGTGTGCGTCGTGTCTGCGCAGTCCTTGCAGCGGCGTGAAATGTCTGGTTCTGCGCTCATTTGTTGAACGGGGAGCAGTCCTGGATGTGGATGAAGATGCCGTGCGGCTCCGATTCCTCCGTCCACAGCTTTGTCGGGTAATGCGAGACGATGAGCGCATCGTCCCTCCAGAAGCCGCAGCGCGTCATGCAGTCCTCGAAGGTCTTTATCATGTTCGTCAAGTCCGGCTTCGTGGTCTTGAAGATTCCCTTCGCGCCCTTCGGCTTGCGGAATATCCACTCCGTTGTGAGGCGGATTGGACAGTTCCACGGCTCGGCGGGGGCATATCCCTTGAGGAAGGACATGTACTTCGCCTCAAGCGCGCGGAGCTCCGGCGTCTTGTACACCTGCGCGTGGCCGTTCACGACGCGTACCTTGATTCCGTGTTGGTGCGTGAGCTTCGGGATGTCCGGCTCCAGGCGAAGGAACAGCTTTATGTCAGAGTGGGCAGTCATCGTCAGTTTCCTCCTGTTTTGGCATACATATCGCTCCCTTGCTGATCGTCCAGCCGAGTCTTTTACACCACTTGTAGATACATTGGTGCGTTACGCCGAAATGTTCCATGGCCTTGCGGACGGTCCACTCGCGCGACGGATCGCATTCGACGATCTGCTTGAAAGCCGTCAGCTTGTCCTGCTTCGGCTGCTTGTCCTTCTTCGTGCGCGACCGGCGGCTTGGCACGCCGACGTTCTCGCCCTCCGGCAGCGCATCCGCAAGGTAGTTCTCATCATCGGTTAGGTGGCGCGGGTACGAGAACCAGAAGTTCTGCGGTTTCGGGGTCGCGAACTCGCGCAGCGTGAACGACGCGCGCCAGCCGGTTATGGACTCGCACGCGCGCGTTGCGGTCTCCCGCGCCTTGCGGATTTCGTCCATCTTGCTCCCCTCGCCCAAGAGGTCTAGGAGCGCGCCCTCGAACCTGTTGGCAGCGATCTTGTCGTCCTCCGATATGTCGTAGAGCGCGTCCTTCCATTCCGGCAGCTCGTTGACGGCGTTCATGATGGCGTCGCACTCCATCCTGTTCTGCAACACGGCGCGCGCGGCGTCCGCGTCGAGCGGAAGAAGGTCGATCATGGCGTCCGGGTCTCTGGCGAACACGCCGGAGCCCGACGCGCGGTCCATCGACCGCTTGTCGCCCTGACTGCCTTTGGAATGGTGGTGGCAGTACACCACGGCGCATCCGCAGTCCTTGGATATGCGGTCGAAGAGGTTGCAGAACGCGGCCATTTCGCTCGCGCTGTTCTCGTCGCCCGTAAGTACCTTGTAGATCGGGTCGATGATCACGAGCTCGTAGCCTCTTTTCGCCGCCCTGCGGATGAGCTTCGGCGTGAGCTTGTCGAGCGGCATGGTGCGGCCGCGAAGGTTCCACCTGTCGATGAACGAGTAATGCGACGGCTTTATCCCGAGGGCGGCGTACACGTCCACGAACCTGCGCGTGCAAGAGTTTTTGTCGAGCTCAAGGTTTATGTAGAGTACGCGCCCCTGCCTGCATTGGCGCCCGAGCCATTCCGTGCCCTCGGCCACGGCTATAGCGAGTTCGATGAGGAGGAACGACTTTCCGGCCTTGGACGGGCCGACAATGCAGAGCTTGTGATTCACGCGGAGTATGCCGGAGATCAGTTCCGAGGCGAGCGGCGGCGGGTTGTGCAGATCGTCCTCCGTGAGCGGCTCGAAGTCCGGGAGATCGTCGTTGAGGTCCTTTATCCACTCCTCCCATTCCTCCCACGACGCCTTGCCGCAGTTGCGCTCGATGATGAACTGCTTCTTGCCGTCGCGCATGACGCCGGGCATACGCGAATAGCGCGAGGGGTTGCGGTTCTGCTTGTCCACGGGCAGGCCGTTGTTGGCGCAGACCTCGTAGAGGAAATTCACGCGCTTGCGGTACTCCTCGATGGTCGGGGCGTTCACGCGGACGATGGCGTGGGCGGACTTCCCGCCGGAATGGACGATGCAGACGCACGGCAGTTCAAGTTTCTTATAAATGGCGACTTGCTCATCAACAGGCTTGCTGTCGGACTCGATGAGCGCGTAGCGGAAGTCCGTCACGTTCTCGTCCTTGCGCCCCTTGCCGTCCACGGGGTTTATCACGATCCACGCGCCGCACTTCTCGTTGGGCGTCCCGACGGCCTCCTCGAACCCCGTCCGCGAGTTCTTCTTCAGGGACTTCAATATCTCCGAGACGGTCTTGTGGTACGTGCCCTGCGTCGGGGTGTACTTCCCGTCCCTCTCGAACGGGTCCGTGCAGTAGGCCACGAACTCGTCCGGCTCGAAGAGCGCCGACAGGTATTCGCGGAGCTGCGCGCACGGACTCCACTTGTCCGGCTCGCGGACAACCTCCGTCTCAAGCCAGTTGGTGTCAACTATCCTGTACTCGTCCGGGCTCACCACCTCGTCCCAGCCGATGGCGTTCGACGCATCCGGCGACGCGTGCGCGACTACGCTCCGTTCAAGCGGCTGCCTGCTTCCGAACTGGACGGACTGCTCCCACTTGCGCCGCCCCTCTGCCTTGTTGAGAGAGAGCGACACGGCGATGTCTCCGAGAGCGTCAATCTCGGCCTGCGTGAGGCGTCCGGCCGCGAGGCAACCTCCGGCGATGCGCCCGACGTTGCGCAGGCACGCGTGCATATTGCCCTCGTACATTCCATCGCGGAGCTTCTGCTCCACCATTCCGAAGTCGGAATATTCGCTCATGGCACGTATGTCTCCGGCCTGATGTACTTCGGGACCTTCCATCCAGAAGCGGCTATCTTGTCGATCATCTTCTTCGCCGCCTGGAACGGCCATTGATCGACGTTGCGGAACCCTCGAGAGGACAGGAGCCTGATCTGCTTGTGCGTGGACAGGCCCTTATCTACACGGTGTTGATATGCCGTCAACAACTGCTCGGCTGCGGTCTGCGAACCGGGGCACGCGAAGCCGAGGCGTTCAAGGCGGTCAACGATCTCCATCGTGGGTCGGTCGTTCTCCTGCAACGTCGTGGGGGCGGACGCGAGCTCCGTCACTCCCGTGAGCTGCGCGAAGCGCATGGCGTCGAACAGCTCGCCTTTCTTTCTCGCCTGTTCGCGCAGGCGCTTCGCAAGCGCGTCCTCGCGCCTCTTCTGCGTCTCGGACTCCGCGCCTTCAAGCGTCTCTGCGGAGAGTTCGAGGTCGGCGCATCCCTTCGACTCCTGTTTCTTCGTTATCGTTTCGCAGACTTCCGCGTTGTTTGTCAGCAGGCACGCGGGACGGCACAGGTCGTGCGATGCCGTCAGCCATAGGAAGTCAAGAAGAAGGAGGTTGCTCTTCTTGTCGCAAAGACGCGTTCCGCGACCAACCATTTGGACAAACAGCGCACGAACCTTCGTTGCCCTGAGAACAACAATACAATCGCAAGACGGCTCGTCATACCCTTCCGTAAGGAGCATAGAATTGAGTAGCACACATCCTTTCGGCGCATGAGCGAACCACTCCAGAGTCTCTTTTCGATCTTCGGATTCCCCGTTGACTTCACGAACGTTGGATAAACCTTCTTCAGCAAAGATTCCAAGAATCTTCTTTGAAGTGGCGATAAGCGGAGTAAAGATGATGGTCTTTCTGTCATGGCAGCGTTCCTTTATTTCGCGGCAAATCTGCCGCAGATACGGGTCGAGTGCGGAGCCGAGAGACGCCGCCTGGAAGTCGCCGGACTGGACGGCGACGCCTGACAGGTCGATGCGGAGCGGCACGGTCTGGACGTATATCGGCGAGAGATACCCGCCTTTGATCGCGTCAACGATTGAATACTCGTACGCAATCGTCTCGAACACCTCCGACAGGTCGCGCAGGTCCCCACGGTCGGGCGTGGCCGTCACGCCGAGGAGCCTGGCCTTTGGGAAGTGGTCGATCACGGCGCGGTACGTTCCCGTGAGCGCGTGGTGGCACTCGTCGATCACGATGAGCGTGAACTCGTCCGGCGCGAACCGCTTCAACCGCTTCTGAGACTTCATGGACTGGACGGAACCGACGACGACCGTGTACGGGATCTCGTCGAACGCCACGTCGGAAGTCTCCTCGGCCTTTTCAAGCCCGGCCTCTATGCCGGTCGCGGCTTTCAGCTTGTCGATGGCCTGCGTCAGCAGTTCGCCACGGTGGGCGAGGATGAGCACGCGGCCGCCACGCCGCACCTCCATCGCGGCGAGGTGCGAGAAGACAATCGTCTTTCCGCATCCCGTAGCGAGGACGATGAGCGTGGAGCGGACGCCGCGCGCGAACTCGGCCTCGACCGAGGCGACGGCCTCGTTCTGGTATGGGCGGAGTTGCATCAGTATTCCGAATCGTCGGGTTCGTCTCCGGCAGAGGCCGCGTCCTGCTCCGGGGGAAGCCACTTGTCAACTTCGTTGTAGTCCTTCCCGTCCCACTCGCGGGGGTGGACCGTGCAACGGCAGGTCATACCTTTCTCGACCTTCGACCACGGAATCGTGGACGCGGTGGTGTCCCCCTTTTGGCGAAGTCCGACGGCCTCCATGAACTGGTAAATTTTCCAGAGCGTGGACCTGTGCATGTAGAAGTTGTGGTCAGCCCAACCGCGCCCGAGCTCGCCGCCGTCGATGATGATGCCGAGCTTCACCTTGTTGCATGGCGGGAGTTTCGCGGAGCCCTTGAACGAGCCGCGCTCGATCTTCATCACCGTGCAGGGGTACGTCCCCTTGGGCAGGACGACGAACTCGTTCTCCTGCTGGCTCTCGTCAGCGTCCGAGGCGGAGACTTCATCGTCCCAGCCGATTGCACCGTTATCAGTAGACATTTTCCTGTTCCTTTCTTACTTGTTCTTGATCTTCTCCGCGACCTTCTCGATGCCCTTTACGAGCCACGACACGATCACGTCCGGTAGTTCCGAGAACGTCACGCCGTCAAGCGAGCCGAAACGCTCCTTCACCTTCGGGTTGGCGTGGAGATACTCCATGATCTGGTCGGCCGTCACCTCGTAGTTCGAGGCGAGGCGCCGCAGGTTCGCCACGGCTTCGCGCTCCTCCTGCTTGGCTTTCGGCTCAGCTTTCGGCTCAGACTTCGGCTCGGCCTTGGGCGTGCTTGCGGCGGCGCGCTTGTTCGCGAGCGTGGCCTTTGCCTTCTCCATCGCCTCTTCCTTCTTCGAGGGCGGAACGATCGCGTTCCTATCGACCGCTGCGGCAAGGGCCTTGGGAAGAACATCAACCATCTTGTCGAGCGAACAGTCGTCCGGGAGGTCGATTCCGGTCCGCGTCTTTGCGTCCCAGTCGTTGGAATAGGACGAGTAGCACCAGCGCTTGCCGCCTTCGACATGGGCCTTGTCGGATTTCTTCTCGCCGCTGACGAGGAACGTCTTGTAGGCGCAGAAGATCACGACATCGGCCCACTCCATGAAGAGCGGCGAAACCGTCTTCGACAGCTTCAGCTCGTGGTGGTCGTAGGTTCCAGTCGCGTCGCGGTTCTCCAGAGGCTCAACCTTGCGAGTGGTCTCATGGGCGAGGATAACCACGTCCATGCCCGTCTTCGCAAGCCCCGTGAGCCGGTCAAGGACGGACGCCATTCCCGCCTTGTGGACGGCAATGGTGCGCCCGTAGTCGTTCACGGCGAAGATGTCCTCAACCTTCTTGTCCTCGGCGAGCTTCTCCGCAAGCTTCTGCTCGAACTTGTCAGCCGTGTCGATCACGAGCCTTTCGTAGCCCTGATGGTCGCGCTTGAGTTCCGCGATCAGTCCCTTCATCCCGTCGTAGGAATTGGGGAGGTCGCTCGCGGCGAGCTTGTCAACCTCAAGACCGTGCGTGCCGTCCTCGAAGTCGAGGAAGAGCGCTCCCGGAAGATTCGCTGCAAGCGTGGTCTTGCCGATGCCGTGCACTCCGTAGATCACGACGCGCAGGCCTTTCGGCTTGGTCTTGCCGCTGATGATGTTCAATGCCATGGCGTCAATCCTCCTTTGGCAGGGATTCGATGGCGGCGAGGATCGCGGAAGCGACCTCATCCGGCGACTGCGGGAGGTACAGGGGCAACAGCCTCTTCGCGACGGCCTTGATCTCCTCGTCGAGCTGCTTCGCGATCTCCTTCGCGGTCATGACCACGTTCGAGTCGGAATAACCGCCGTCGAACGGGTGGAGGTGCTTTTCACGGAGCCCGAGCGAAAACCCGCGCGGTCCGATGTCGAGCGTGGCCACGACGTAGCCCTCGCGGGTGAAGCACATTCCGTGCAGGAAGATCGACATGCTGTTCACGTCGAACACCTTCGCAAGATTGACGGCGTGGCCGAACGAGGCGCAAACCTTCGGGTCGATGTCTCCCTTGCGAATCGTCGCGAACAGGGCGATGGTGTCCGCGTACGCGACCTGCGGGTCGCTCTTGAACACGGCGTTGACGAGCTTCTCGGTGGTTTCCTTGTCAACAACGTATCCGTGGACTTCGCGCTCAATGGCTCCACCTTCGGGGTTCTTGGGCGCAACTGGCTTGCCGCTGAACATGGCGGCGGCTTCTTCTTTCGTCATTGTCTTTTCCTCTTTGGGGGTTAGTAGTCGCTGTCTGAGAGAGATTCGTCAGACGGCTTTTCAACTGTCTTCTTGCGGGGCGCGAGGACAAGCGGCTTCTCGCCTTCCTTGACCTCTCCGTCCTCGATGATGAGCGTGCACTCGCTCCCGGTCGAGACGCGCGTGGCGATGCACTGCAAGTCCTGTCCACGGAGCCACTCGTCGAACGCGGCGAGCGTCGAGAGGTCGAGCTGTTCCAGCTTGTCCATGCGCACGAAACGGCACGACGGCTTGATCTTCGACGCGATGGCGCACGAGACGATCAGCTGCTGCGAACCGCTCATGCAGTCCCACGCCTTGCCGTTGTAGACGAGTTCGCCGTTGTCTGCGACGGAGAGGCCTTCGAGCGGGAAGTCGGCGTCCTTCAGGAGCGCCATGCGCTCGTCCCTGATCTCCTCGATCTCCTTGGTGAGCGTGTCCTTCTGGTCGCAGAGCGCGTCGGCCTCTTCGAGCCTGCGGGTGCGCTCGGCGTTCTCGGCGACCTTGCGGTTGATCTCCTCGAAGTCGGCTATCTGGCTCTCAAGCTCGGCGGTGGATTCAAGGGTGAAGTCCTCGGATTCAGCCGCCTTGACTGCATCCTGCAAGTCCTTTTGGCGCTTGCGCAAGCGGTCAAGCTCGGCAGAAACGCGATCAAGCTCTGACTTGTTGGCCTCGTAGTTTCGGCGGTGCTCCTCCTTGATTCCGTTGCGGGCCAGGATTTCCTGCTGCTGGTCGATGAGTTCCTTGACGGCCAGTTTCTTTTCAGGCGCGTCCTCGTGCCAAGGCATGTCCTCGGCCGCTTGCTGCTTCTTGTCTGCCTCCCTGCCCACCATGGTGCGGGTGTCGTACTTCTCCTTCTCGCGCTTGGCGAGTTCGGCGAGCTTCTCCTCGATGCCGAGCGTCGCAAGGATCATGTGCGCCTTCTCCTTCGCGGACGCGTTGTAGAACTTCGGAAGGTCGATGGCGATCTCGCTGATGAACGAGTCGAGAAGCTCCTGCCCGTGCCGAGCCCCGTCCTTGTCAGTGACGGTGAGCGACAGGTTCTTGCCCTTGCGCTCAACGACGAGGCCGTTCGACAGCTCGACGTGGAGCGTCGTGTCGCCGATTGCGCCGTCACGCTTCGGGTTCGACGGGCGGTACTTCGCGCCGCCGAGCGCGTAGGCGATCACGTCCAGGCACGAGGTCTTTCCCGCGCCGTTGTCGCCTCCGATGACCGTAAGCCCCTCGGGCTTCGGCTCGCAGTAGAAGGCCTTCAGGGCCTTGAAGTTTTCCGCCGAAATGCACAGTATCTTTACCGGCTCCGGCGATGGTGTTTTGTTTTTCATGGTTTCGTCTCCTTTGATTCCTTCTTGAGGAAATACTTGTAAACGCAATATCCGCTCCCCGTCCTGAACGCGCGGCGGCGCCCGATCACGCCGATCCGCATCATGCGCTTGAGCGTCCATTGCTTCAACTGGTTAGAGCAGAGTCCGCCGAGGTCGATCTGCGACGAGAGGAGCGGCGCGGACGCTCGCCCCAGCGCCTCGGCTATCAGCTGCATGCGCGCGAAGAGCGAGTAGTCCTTCTGCGGCACGGCGATGTCGAGTTCAATGTCCTTCAGGAGCCTCGTCGCCGTCTTGGAGTCGCAATGCGCGCAGTTCTCTTCCATGCGGCGCAGGCATGTGTGGCATCGGTTCGCGATCACGCGGACGAACGCCACGACGCGGTTCTCGATCTCCTGCGTCATACGAAACGCCTCCTTCCGGTCTTCTCTGCATTGCGCGCGCGGTCGGCAAGCCATTGAAGGAACAGCGACTTGACGAACCGGGTTGTCTGCTTGTTCGCCCGAATATATGGTGGACGGTTGTTCGGATTTTCGCGGCGCGTGAATACGAGAATCATGTGCGACGTTAGTCCGCTTTCCGCGAGTTCCGGCGTGGCGGCGAGTTCGTCAGCCGTCATGATGTCGGACGGGACGCACTTGAACGGCTCCACGATGTTACGGCGCGACCTATTCACGAGCGAGAGGATGGCGTTATACGAAACGCATGAGCCATATCCCGATTTCACAAGGCTATAGCTCTGGCGCAGTGAGACGCGAAGCCTCCCGCAAAGCCATTCCCTGCTCATGAAGTGATCACCCATTTGCCTCTAGCCTCTTTTGGGCGTTGTTAGTGCCTTTTCAACCGACCAGCCTCTACGGATTCGGTTTTTGAGTCCCATTGGGTCCATTCCAAGTTCTCGCGCCCATGCCGCAAGTGTCTGTTTCTTGCCGTTCATCGACAGCATTATGCAAGACCGTCTGTTGGATTGTTGTTTTGAAAGCGAAAGCCACCTGCAATTGGACGGCTCGTAGTTGCCATTAGGGTCGATACGGTCAATCGTAAGCGAGTCGTTATAGCCGTTCGACAACGCCCATTCACGGAACGCGGCAAAATCGCTAATCCATTCGTCACAAATTGTTATTCCGCGTCCGCCGTATTCGGCATAGTGCGGGTTCTTTGGGTTTCCGCACCGTTGGCGCATGTTGATTAGGATTTTGTAGAGCCTTGTCGAACTTTCACCATGCCTTGTTATGCTTTCAAAGCAATATGGGCACTTACGACCACACGACAAACGGCATTTCAACCTGTGAATCGCAATTGTCCTTTCATTGCCGCAATCGCACTTTACTACAACTGTGCTTTCAAAGTAGTCGTTCCGTCCGTTCCGATTATTTAGGAGCGGAACGCCCTCACCGATTACAACGAGGTGTCCGAAGCGCGTACCTATGGCAATGTCGGCTTTTGTCATTTCGACTCCGGCGCTTTCTTCAAGAGCGTCTTGTTTAGAATCTGCTGCGCTTCGCGTCCCATTGCGCGACCGTTTGCCGTGGCACGTTCCTGAAGCGCAGCTTTAGCCTCTTCAGAAATCGGGACTTGCAGGATGCTTTCGTTCTCGTTGCTCATCGTTCAGTTGTCCTTTGGTGGTTGTTGACGCGGTAGATCTTCGCGGTTCCGTTTTTTGAGAGGCGCATTTCCGTGAATCCGCAATCCTTGAACAGGCGGTTGAGGCAGAACCTCTCGTGTTCGTTTGGTTGAACCATGAAGCGAATGTCGAAGTCGATGCCGTCCGGCTCGAACGTTGCACACGACCGTGCGCCGCCGTCATCCTCGGGATGTCCGAGAATGACATTCGCGTAGTTCATCAGCTGTTTCGTCTCTGTTGTCATTGGTAGCCTTTCTCCGAGGGTACGTTGTACCCGATACGTCAAAAAAATTAGCCCCCGAACGGGTGGTGGTTAGGTTCGTTGTACCTCCGCTGTCAAAAAAAGAGAGAGCAGTAGGGCGAGGGGTATTCTCGCCGCTTGCGCTCTGTTCTCCCACTTGACATATGCCGTAGCATCAAGTTCAAGTTCTATGGTCTCATCGCTGACTACAATAGCAACTCGTTTCATATTACTTTACTCCTTTCTTTGTTTTACGCGCCGTGCGCTTTGCCTCGTTAGCTTCCATGTAGGCATCCGCCCTTTGCTTGTCGGCAAGCGTAAACGGATCGTCACGTACCTCGCTTTCAAGAAACTTAGCGATGTACGTTGTCACTTTCTCGCCTTTTTGTGAGGCGCGATTTTCCCACTTTACCCGCGCCTTTGCATCAAGGCTTATGGTTGCCGCCACTTTATCAATGGCGTAATATGGCATTCTGTCACTCATTTCCGTTCTTCCTTTCTTCGCCCTGATGGGGGCTTTCGGGCGTATATTATACCACGGGTTCGTTGTACCCGCAATAGGGAAAATAATATTTTTTTATATTTTTCCCACAAGCCATAATAGGGATTTGTTATAATATACACCATGAAAACAAGTGATCCAAGGTGTCTTACATGTATAGACTTCATTCGGTTTCGTCCGAATGTCGGAAAATTCGGTGGCGTTGCGATACCGAAACATACCGGCTATGGCCTCTGCAAGATGATGGTTGAAGAAGGAGAAATGTCGGAGCGGCTAAAACTCACACCAGAAGATTTCACCTGTCCATCACATCGTGAAAGGCATGGCGACTATGAATGGAGCAAAGATGTACCATGAGCGAAGTGGTGTTATCTCCATCCAGATTGTTCTTGCGGTGTATAGATGCTTTACGCGTAAAATATTTTTTCCGCACACCTGCTGTGATTGCAAGGGCAATTGTATCGTATCTTTGTGAACTTCCCATGCGTTATATTGTTGTGACAGGAAAAGAATACTGGAGCAACAAGGTACATGGTCGAGTCTCGGCAACTTGCAAAAAGGGGCAAACAACGGTTGATATAAATTGTGGGAATTTCAAACTAAAAGCCGGCGTTGAATATGATGATCTCCTCGTAAAGAACATTCCGATACTCTCGCCTCTTGTCCAAATCTATTGTGATTATTTTGCTGATAGTATTGATGCCAGAAGCAAATGGCGTCAAACAGATACTGCCATAATGTGGATTGACGATCTTGATTATGCAAAACATATTGGGCTTAGTGACAAATTGCCTTTCAACCTTCTTGACGATACTTTGCCAAACAATCCAATGATAAAATTCTATGCATGTCCACCGGAAAGAATCTGGGATGTTAATAGAAAACCTCACGGACAGAAGTTGGACGCCTTGATTAATACCATTCAATGGTTTTGTTCGGAACTGGCAAAAGGCATTCTTGCTTGCGGGTTTGAACTTGATCCTATTCATGAATACTGCTATAAGAGTTTACACAATGAAGCACAATAACAAACTGGCGGAACGACTGAAAGAGCTGCGCAAGGCGAAGAACCTCACGCAGAGGGACATGGCTCGCCATTTCCGGCTGACGGACGTGGGCTACGGCGGATGGGAGCGTGGCGACACCGAGCCGTCAATCGACAATATCATGCGCCTGTGCGAATTCTTCGGATGCACGGCGGACAGCCTCATCGGGCTTGCGCCTCCCAAGGCGACAGTCGATGCAGGCGAGGTTAAGGCGAAAAGCAAAGAGGCGAAGAACGCCTTGGATGCGCTCTTCGCCTCGATAGACAGGCTCGGCTAATTCTCTACGCCTTGATCGTCGGAGCGTCCTCGCCAAAAATCTGCGGGTTGCGCTTCTTCAATCCCTCGGCAACGAGGTGCATGAAGTTCACAATCGTTTTTTCTGCCGTGAACGCACACTTGACGATCACGTCGTAATCGGATTGTCTCACTGTGAGCGTTCGCACCGGCTCATGCACGGCTGGGTTTTTGTTCGGCGAGCCTGGCTTCCGTCCGCCTCTGTTGTTCTTTCGGCTCTTCGCGATCTGACTGCGAAACGCAGACAGTTCTGCGGCTGTCTTGAATTTTCTTATGTATGCCATTTCGTCTCCTGCATGAAAAAGGACGGTCTGGAGTATACCAAACCGTCCGATGTTGGCGCAACATCAAATTTACGCCTTTTTGATTTCCCCGACGATGCGCCTGCGCTTGTCCACGACCAGAATCGGGTAGTTCTCGAGCGAGGCGACAACTCCCTGCTTCACGAGCGCGTCGTGGAACATCTCGCCGATGTACGGCTCCTCGATCTCGCCCGACGGCTTCGACACGGCGACCTTGCGCGTCGTGCCGTCCTTGAAACGCAAGAGTGCTTGCAGGACGGGCACGGCGTCGAACCGCCGACGGCGTTCCTCTATCTTGAGTGTGAGTTCATCCGCCGTGCGCTTGATCTCCGCCATGAGCGGAGCAAACTGCGGCAGTTCCGGCGTCGCCACGCCGCCCTCCCCTGCGGCGTGGCGGTATGCCGTCCAGAAGTTCTTGGCGGACGCGACCTTGCGGTAGCACTCCAACACGAGTTCCAGTTGTTCGTTCAGTCCTGTCATTGTCTCTCAGTCTCCTATCCAGTTGGGGCACTTCTCGTTGTTGCGGTAACGCCAGTCCCTGTGCGGATCGTCGATCTCGCATTCGCAGGTGTCGGTCGATTCGTCAACGCCGGAGCAACGGCGGCACGTTCCGCAGTAGCCTTTCTCCTCCTCTAGCCATTCCATGTCACGCCTCCCATGCTTTCCAGTATATTGTGGACACTCCGCACCGACCGCCGAACAAGCGGAAGCGGACGTTGGCGATTGCCTTCTTCGGGGACGTTGCCCATGTGTCGAACGTGCCGAGATGGGTTTCAACGTAGTAGCGTTTTTTCATGGTTCGTTCTCCTAGTTTTCGCTGTCAAGATAATATCCTTCGCCGTACCACCTGATGCGGTGCGCCTCCTCGAACGCGAACAACGCGGAATCATCTTCGTCGCTCTTCGCGTAGAGTTCGCGCCATTCCTTCGCCACGTCCGGCGGCAATTCCTCCAGCAAGTCCGCAATCGTCCCGACAGTCGTGCGGTCTGCGCAGACAGTCTTTCCGACAAGCGCAAGCCAGTCCGGCGGCAGTCGTTCGGCTTCGATGTACTTTTCGCTGTCTGGCGTGAAATACCGCCTGTCGCTCGGGTCGAAGTCCGGCCAATCGTTGCAGATAATGCACAGTCCGGGCGATGCGCTTTGCAACGCCTCGGACAAGCTCTTGGCGATTGTCACGTTCGCGATCTTCTTCGCCTCGGTTTGCGGTTGGCGCGGTTGCTTCTGCACGTCCGGCGGCGGAAGCTCGAACAATGTCGGCTGCGTCCTCCAGACTAAATTCTCCTTTGTACCTTTTCGCGCCGTAAAGATGCGGGTACTTGCGCTCAAGTCGTGCGTTCAGCTCGTCCGCGCGCGCGAACATGGATTTCGTCCACGTCCTGAAGTCCTCGCGCGTTGGAAGGGCGATATTGAAATACTCGTCTGCCGTCATTTTCATTCTCCTCTCATTGCGTTGTTGACATACCACCGCCACGCGGCGGTGGCTTTTTCACGGTCTGCGCCGTAAAAGAGTTTCCCATGCGTCGGCGTGAATATCCAATATGCGCCGTCGATCTCGGCAAGAAGTTGTCCGGCTTTGCATTTCAAGAGTTGCATGGCGCGTTCTCCTTCGGTTCGGGTTTTCCGGCAACGACGTTAAATCCGTCCTTGACGAGTTCAAACAGTTTCGGGTCAAACGGATCGGCTTCAAGCCGTTCAAGGAATTCTGCAAGCGACATTACCATTGATTGCTCCTTTCAGTAGAGGTCGTGGAGACGGCAGTAGGCGTGCAGACGCTCGTAGGCGCGTCCGTAGTCGTGCGCCTCTTCTGCCGCATTGGTGAGCGTTGGAAACATCTTGCGCACACGGCGCAGGGTATCGTCGCGCCTCTCGCCGAATTGCGCCTCAAGGTTGAACATGGTGCTGAGCATTTCAGCAACGCGCGCCTCGCGCATCGCCTCATGCGCCTGTCTCTGGAGTTCTTCAAGGTAGTTCATCGGATGATTCCTTTCTGCCCATGCCGTCGTTGCTGACGGCATGGGCGTTTGCGGTTCAGTACTTCCATGACTTCAAGACTTTACTGGCGGCGTCGCGGTATGCGCGCTTGATTTCGTCCGTCCATCCGGTCTGGTCGATCTCCGTGCCGTCGCCCTTGTAGGCAACCTTCGCAAAGCAACTGATAACGTCCCAGTCGCCTTGCCAGTTGATCGCGTATTCGTGATTCCACATTTCATGCTCGAACGCCGCTTTCGCGTGTTCGTAGTCCCGCAGGGGATTGTTGCAAGCCCTGAACGCCTCGTACAGTCCATTCAAGTGCGCAACAAACATTGCGTCACACGGCTTGAAGTAGGCGAACGCGATTTCGGAATATACCGCATGTTCCTTGTCGCGCTTGTACCATTCCTTGGCTTCTTCCGGCTTGCAAAAGATAGTCTGGTATTCGCGCTTCATCGGATAGTAGTTGTGCAGGTAATGCTCCTTCGCCTCGCGTTCGGCATAATCGTCCGATGGCGTCCGCAGTTCTTCCTCCGTGAAGAGTTTCTGCTTCATGGATTCAACGTACCACTTCCGCAGGTATTCCAAATCGTCCTTCTGGCTTCCGTGGTGCAAGGCGTAGTCGTTGGCATGGTAGATGTGCCGTCCGTCCGCGAACACGAGCGCACTGTACCCGAAGTATTCTCCGAGGTCTGCAAGGTAAACCATGTGGCCTTTGATTTCAATCGCCTCTTTCGCCATAGCCTTTGCGGCGTTTTCGTCGAGGGCTCGGATTTCGTCGATGAACATAATCAAACCTCCTCTCCGTCGATCTCAACACATTCGGACAGTCCGCAGTTGGGGCATTCTGCCCATGTGGCGTGTGCCGTCTGCCGGATGTCAACTTCGCTCCCGCACTGGGAACACTTGCGCTTTTCGTTCTTCATCTTCACTTCTCCTGTTTATTGTTGTCGTTGTCGATCTGCCTTCTCAGCGCGTGGTCGATCAGGCCGCGCGGACGGCGGACGAATCCGCCGTTTCGGCTTCGTCAGATTCTCGGCTCGTCGGGGTTCTCAGCCTGTGCGCGGCACAGTTCGCCGAAATACTCCAACATCCTCGGTGCGCGGTCTGCGTAGGTGTTCTCGCCGCAGATGTCGTACTCAATGCGTTTCATGGTGGTCTCGGACACGCCGAGGGTTAGCATTTCGCGCCAACAGTCCGCTACGCTCTCATGCCATTGCGTCACGCGCTCGTGGTTCGGAAGGTAGTCAATGCCAAAGGCAAGATACCATCCCTTGCCAGTCTTGTGGTGAAGGTAAAGGCGATAGAGGACGTCACTCGTCCCGTCGCGCAGTTCGCGCCGTTCGCGTTCCTGATCGGGGCTGACGCAGTAGCATGCGCTCCATCCGCTGATTGCATCCTCGCCCCAATTGAGGCACCATGTTATCCTGTGGTCGTTCGCGTTCATCTCGGTGTTCCTTTCAGTTGATTCCGATGATCCTGCAAACAAGTCCGACGGCAAAGGCGACGGACGCAAGCGCAACGCCCATCAACGCCACGTTGACGGCGAGAAGGACGGCGCAACGGACGGCGGCAGGGCAGGGCGTAAGCCCTGCGTCCTGCATCGCCCATTCGCGGAAAGCGAGATACGCGCGCTTCACGACACACCTCCGTCATTTGTCATGACGGTGACTTTGCGCTCTGGATGTCGGATGACGATCACGGCGGCATTTAAGATGTGCCCATGCTCGTCAAAGTGGATTCCTTTATCCTCGGCGAATTGCACGAATTCCGCTTCGTATTCCGCAGGGCAGTTGTTCCTATCGTCCTTGAATCCGTCTATCTCGTCGCCGTGCCTGTCGGCGAGTTCGCCCATGGCGTTAACCCACAAGTCAATGTCGATGTCCGCCAGTTCGGAAAGCGTGTAGTGTCTTGCGTCCATGGCTCAAACCCTCCTTTCCGCTATCGCCCACGCGACGGCTCCGGCGCACATGGCTCCGAACCATCCCCAGAATCCCCAGACGGCCACAGCCGTCCAGAATGCGGTCGTTACGATGATTGCGAGTTTCATAGTCCTGTTCTCCTTTCAGTTGTCGTAAATCGTGATCGTGAAGTTGCCGGAGATTTCAACCTTCGCGGCATGGTAGAATTCGGCAAGCGACGCCGGCGTGAAATGGTCGTTGGAATATCCGTTGAACGCCCTAGACCATTCGACATTCACATCGTCTTCTCCGGAGGCGAAGTACCAATCGACGGCTTTCAGCGTCTTGGCGTAAGGGTGCGCCTTACGCGCAATGTCCGCCGTCCATTCTTTCACGCCTTTAACGTCTCTGACTTTCATCATGGCTCGTCCCTCCTTTCAGCAAGCGCCAAAGCAAAGCAACACGTCGTTGCCGTCCTCGTCCTGCGCCCACGCGCAGTAGTCCGCATTGACGAACCAGTCGCGGATGTCCTGCTCGGTGAACGTCTCCGTGTGGTCTGCGCCGACAAGGCACGAGCACACTTCCACCTCGAGGTCGCATCCGCACTCAAGGCGGCATTCGCCGACATACTCGCCGTCGCCCACTACGAGCGCACCGCAAGCCTTCAGCTGATCGACCACTTCCGCAATCGTCATGGTCTGCACTTCATCGTTGATTTCTACCTTCATCGTCTCTTCTCCTTCGGGCGTTTCGCCCTTGATTTCATTGGCTCAAATCCATTTCGGCACTCGCCTATTCTGGGCTTGCGCGGACAGTTTATCATATATTTGATATTGAGTCAATATGAAAAATATAATAATTTTCAACATGCGTTTCGCTCAATGTTTGCAGGGGTTTCGTGCGTGTTACGCTATGTTGCAACTTGCAACTGCAACGGTTTTCCGTTGCAAAATCCGTTGCAAATGCGCCTTGCAACTTGCAACTGCAACAGGGACACTCTAAAGAGTGTGTCCCTTGGTTGCAGTTTGCGTTGCAATTTGCAGACGGCGCAAACGCGCGCTCGACGTTTCGGTTGCAAACGATTACGCAGGGGCGCAACGGCATGATTCGATCTCTATTGATAATGGATGTTTCGGACTGTTGGAAAAAACAACAATTCGCTCCACGTGCCGAAAACGCCTCGCGCGGCGGGGGCCGGGTCGCGCGAATGCCGAAGGGTCGCGCGCGCTTGCGTGTATGACGGGCGGCGGATCGTCGGATGCCTGAACGCATCGGACGGCGCGAGGGTCGATCAAGGGCTCGTCGCGGGTGCTCGACTGGCGGTTTTCGGGTTCGTCGTTGTGACAATCTTGCGGAAATCGGGGTCGCGCAGGGTCGCGCGTGGCGTTTGCTGGGGATTTCCGGCGGGTTGGTTCGGGTGTTGTACCCGCATCCGTCGGTCGGACGCTCGATTGGAGGTTGCGCGGCGTCGGGCGTCGGCGTCGGTGCAGCGTGTCGGCGACCGGGTATGGGGGAATAGAGGCGCGCGCCGGCCGGGGCGTGGTGGAACACGCGTGGGGCCCCCGCGCATGCCGATGTCCGGTCGTGGATAAAGCGGCGATAAAGCGGGCTTAAGATGTGGGCATGGCAGGAAAGTCTGACATAGACCCGGAGTGGGACGCGCTGTACGCGCGGGCGAGGCTCGTGCTTGACGAGGACGGCGTTTCTGCGGAGGAGCGCCGTATGGCGACGGCGAGGCGGAAGCTGGCGCGGGCGGGGCTTGACGCGCCGCCGGTTGACATCGCCCTCGTGAAGCGGACGCTCGTGGAGTACGCGCGGACGAAGCGCTACCAGCTTGCGCTCGACCTGACGGGGATCGGGAAGGACGACATGAACCTCGCGTACGACCTGTGGCCGGAGTCGAAGACGGTGTACGAGTACGTTCAGCGGATGCGGAACGAGGAGCGGAGCCGTGAGATGGACGAGGTTGCGGACCTTGCGACGGACAAGCTGAAGGTGCTTCTCCGCGACGACAAGGGGAAGTGCATGGTGAACGCGAAGCTGGTGATGGAGACGCTGGAGCGACTTGACCGGAAGCGGTTCGGGGACGACGGCGGCGCGGGTTCTGGGCCGAAGAAGGAGGGTGGCGGCTCGCCGATGGTGTACCAGATATCGAACGTGCAGCTGAACCTGTACGGGACGGAGGCGGTGAAGAACGCCTTCCCTTCGGGCGGGGTCGTTGACGTTGACTCGGTGGTGAGGGCTCTCGAGGGCGGGTCCGATGGTTGACGGTAGGGTGGTCAGATACGTGCCGTCGCCGACGTTCCGGGCGTTCCACGCGGTTCCGCCGGGGCTTGCGGAGTTCCGCATCGTGCGCGGGCCGATGGGGAGCGGGAAGAGCGTGGGGTGCTGCAAGGAGACGATGCTCACGACGGAGTTCCAGCCGGCGTTCGACTTCGGCGACGACCCGAAGGACCCCGACAACAGCGTCATGCCTGACGGGCGGCGGCATCCGGTGCGGTGGTCGAAGTGGCTGATAGGGCGCGACACGAAGCCGGAGATGTGGAACACGACGATCAAGACGATGCGGGAGGTGCTTCCCGGCTTCCACATAGAGCGGCAGCAGCCGACGATAGAGGGGCGGATGGAGGTTCCGTCGATGCGGAGGGACGGGACGTGGTGCCGGACGGACTACGTGTTCGTGCCGTTCGACCTGACGCAGGAGGAGTTCGAGGCGGCGCTGAAGTCGTTCGAGCCGTGCGGGGCGTGGATCAACGAGGGCGACACGGTTCCGTGGAAGCGCATCTGGCTCGCGAACTCGCGCGTGGGGCGCTGGCAGCCGGTGAAGCCGCCGAACGACGACGACCCGCCGCTGTACCTGTCGTTCGGGACGATCGTGGACTCGAACTCGCCGAACGAGACCAACTGGATGCACCGCCTGGAGATCGACGAGAAGCCGGAGAGGACGTATTTCTTCATCCAGCCGCCGGGGCTCATCAGGACGGTTGACGAGGCGGGGCGCGAGGTCTTCCTCGACAACGACGAGAAGAACGCGAAGAGGTTCGGCATCCGCCCTGCGGAGAACATAAAGCACCTCAAGGGCGGGTTCGGGTACTACCGCAAGATGCTGGTCGGCGGGGACCCGGACGACATCAAGCGCTTCGTGCTGAACGAGTACGGCACGTCCGTTGACGGCAAGCCGATCTACACGGCGTGGAATCCTCTCGTGCACGTGAAGAAGGACCTGAAGTTCCTGCGCGGGTGGCCGCTGATACTGGGCACGGACTTCGGGCTCACGCCGGCGATGGTTTTCCTACAGATCGGGCCGGACGGCGTGGTGCGCGTCCTCGACGAGCTGCCGTCCGAGGACATGACGCTCGACTCGTTCGTGAGCACCATGCTGATACCGAAGCTCACGGAGCGCTTCGGCTATCCGATGAACTGCCCTCCGATCATGAACTACTGCGACCCGGCCGGCAACCAGCGGATGCAGACCTACGGCGACACGTGCATAGAGCTTCTCAACAAGCGCGGCATACCGACGGAGGCGTGCCCCGACAGGAGCAACGACTTCCGCACGCGGCGCGACGCCGTGGAGAAGCTGCTCCGCGAGCACCGGCTTGAGGTTGACGCGCGGTGCAAGATGCTGATAGCCGGATTCAACGGGCACTACTGCTACAAGCGGCAGCGGTCCGACGTGGACGGGACGCCGAGGTTCGCGGAGGGGCCGGACAAGCACAACTTCTACACGCACATACATGACTCGCTGCAATACCCGATCGTGGCCGTCACGATGGGCGGCGTGGACTTCTCGCAGTACCGCAGGGAGCGGGACGGCAGGTGGCAGAACCTGTGCGGGAACGGCGCGACGCAGGCGATGTGCCTGTAGGTTCGAGAACGGGCGATAAAGCGGGGATAAAGCGGAGCGAGAATAGTGGCGATGTCCGAGAAAGTGCCAGATGCGTTCGACGTGAAGCCGGCGAAGGAGCAGGTCCCCTCTCCCGGCAACCCGGCGCCAGCCGCGACGGTCCCGACGACCGCCGCGATGACGCGCCTCGCGTCGTTCTTCATTGACGAGTTCAGGACGAACGCGCAGCACAGGCGGATAAGCGGGATCGACGCGATGCTGGAGCGCGCGGCCCGCGCGGACGGGCTCAAGTACTCCCCTGAGCAGGAGGCCGTGCTGAAGGCGTGCGGGATAAGCCCGAGGAACTACCGCCCGCTGACGAAGATGAAGATGCGCGCGGCCAGGGCGATGCTCGCGGACATCGTGAAGCAGTCTGGCGACAAGCCCTACGTGCTCTCGCCGACGCCGAAGCCGAGCATACCGATGTCCGCGAAGAGGAAGATCGTCTTACAGATCGCGCAGGAGATCGTCTCGTTCGTGCGGGAGCGCGGGGGGCTTCCCGTGGACGACCCTGCGGCGATGGACGCGTTCTACGTGTCGATACTCACGAGGGCGTCGGAGATGCACGACGAGGTGCGCCGGCGCGAGATGGAGTGGGCGCGCGTCCGGTGCGAGCGGATGGACCAGGTGATACACGACCAGCTCGTGGAGGGCAAGTTCGTCGAGGAGTTCAACAAGCTCATCGGTTTCATCTGCAAGTACGGGACGGCCGTGATGGTCGGGCCGTCGCCCCGCGTGGAGTCCACGTGCGAGTGCAGGGAGATCGACGGGATGGACGGCGCCGTGAAGTACACGCGCGAGTACGCGGCGCGCCCCGTGTACGAGGCCGTGAACCCGTGGGACTGCTACCCGGCGCCGAACGCCAAGGGCGTGGCGGACGGGACGTTCTGCATGAAGGTGCGCTACACGGCGAACGCGCTCTGGCAGTACGCGGAGGCCGAGACTGAGAACAGGCCGGCTGGCTGGCAGGGGAAGACCGTCCGCGCGCTCCTCTCGCAGTACCCGAAGGGCGGCGTGAGGCTTGAGCTTGACTCCTACGACCTCGTGAGGCGCGAGATGGAGCACAATTCGCTCGTGACGAGCGAGGACTGCACGCTCGAGGGAATCAGGTGCTTCGCGTCCGTCCGCGGCTCGATGCTGATCAACTTCGGCATCCTGAAGACGCCCGAGGGCGGCAAGGTGGTCTACCACAGGTACTACAAGACCGAGGCGATCGTGATCGCGGGCTACGTGGTCTACTGCCGGATAATCGACGACAGGATGACGATGCCGATCACGAAGGCGTGCCTGTACGAGTCGCCGGACTCGTGGTGGGGCGATTCGCTCGCGGACATACTCTACTCGGCGCAGAACCAGCAGAACAACGCGCTGAAGAACATCATCCTGAACGGCGCGCTCTCGTCGAACGGCATGTTCGTGTGCCACGCGGTGAACCGGGTCGTGCCCCTCGACGGGACGCCGGCTCTCTCGGTGCGCGCGGGCAAGATGTTCGGCTTCAAGGAGTCGCCCGGCGGGAGCGGCGCGCCGATAACGGTCCTCAAGGTTGACGACACCACGCAGAGCCAGCTCGCGCTCCTGAAGGCGGCGAGCGAGATGGCGGACGACGACAGCGGAATCCCGCAGTACACGATCGGCTCGTCGCGCCAGCTGTCCGGCGCCGGGAGAACCGCGTCGGGCCTCGCGATGATGACGGAGGCCGCGTGCCGCGTGATCAACATGTGCATCTGCGACCTCGGGCTGAACGTGATCATACCCGTGGTGCGGAACACGCACGTCTACAACCTGCTGGAGTCGGACGACATGTCCATCAAGGGCGACGTGGAGATCAACCCGTCCGGCCTCATGGGCAAGATTCTCCGCGAGGCGGAGTCGCAGCGGCGCACGCAGTTCGCGACGATGCTCGGGAACCACCCGGTCTACTCGCGCGCGCTCACCGTGGAGGCGTTCTTCGAGCTCCTGCGGCCGGAGCTGGACAGCCTCGGCGTGAACCCGGACAGGATCATCCCGTCGAAGGAGCGCATGGAGTTCATCCAGCAGCTCATGGACGCGCAGGCCGCCGCGCAGGCGCAGGCGCAGGCGCAGCAGGTCGAGGAGGCCGCGCCCACGGACGAGCAGGCGAACGTCGCCCGCGTCGAGGGCCAGCCGCAGCAGGTAGCGGCCGAGCAGGGCGGCGCGCCCGCCGGCACGGTCGAGGAGAGGAGGAACGTGGCATGAACGGGCTGATGGAAGCCGAGGAGTACGACGCGAAGAAGGTCATGCTGGCGTGCGGCGACGTTACGCGCACGAAGGAGCTCATCGCGTGGATGGACGCCCTCATCGGGGAGAACGTCACGCTACAGGTGGGGCTCGTGGAGAGCGACGCGGAGAACCGCTCCACGAGGCTGTGCCACCTGGCATCGCAGATTTCATCTTACCGCAGGATCAGGGACGCGGCCTACCGCGCTCTGGAGCTCGCCGCCGGAAAGCCACCGGACGGCGGGACGACGGAACCCGCAACGGGGGGCGTCCTGTGAGACTGCGGAAGGGAAAAATTCGCCGGGCGAACTGGGATTGTCTGCCCCTCGTCACGACGGCAATAAACTCCCGGAAGGGCTTTCCGGGCTTATTGAAGGAGAGAGACGCAAGATGACAGAGAACGAAAAAGTCGAAGCCGCCCTCGCGGGCGGAACAGCAGCGGGCGAAGGCGTGGACGCCGACACCGCGAAGGAACTGGAGAAGTCGCGGCACACCAACGAGGTGCTTGCCGGACGCCTGAAGGCGCAGGGTGAGGAACTGAAGAAGCTCCGCGAGGAGATTCGGACCCTCAACGCGAACAAGGCGGCCGGCGAAGTCGTGGACAACCTGACTCCCGAGCAGCTGGGCGACACTCCGAAGGCATACGCGCAGACTGCGGCAATCGCGGCGGCGCAGGTGCTGGAGGGCGCCAAGTCCGCGCAGAAGGACGAGGTGGAGAAGCTCCGTGCCGAGATGAAGGAGCGCGACAGGCGCACCTTCTACGGTCAGATCGGCCGGGACAACGCCAAGTTCTTCGACGACATTGCTCCCGGCGGGGACAAGGCGGCCATCTGGTCGCAGTTCAAGGCCGAGTACAAGGAGACCTACGACGCGATCATGGCGACGCACGACGTTGCGCGCTTCAACTCGCTCGTCGAGTCGTTCTACCGCCGCATCGGCGTCAACAATCCTGCCGGAAGCTCCGGAGCCGCCGCCGCTCCAGAGCCCGGAAGCTCAGGCGGCGGAACGCAACAGCCGGGCAGCGACGACGCGGACGGCCAGAAGAAGTACACCACCGACGAATACCTCAAGGAGCTTGAAAGCGCCGAGGATGCTCGTGACAGGGGCGACATGGCCACCTACCGCACAGTTACTGCCCGCCTCAACAAGGCTCTCAACGAGGGACGCGTGGGGTAGGAATCCCCGCGTCGGTAGTCTCTCGCCAGACGGGAGCCGGAAGGAGTATTGAAAATGGCAGACATTTTGCCTCATTTCGGTCAGCAGCCGGGGCAGCAGGCAGCCTTCCCCAGCACGCAGCAGATCATCTTCGAGACGGAGTTCCGTCGCCGGACGCGTGATCTGTCCCTCATCGACAAGCTCACGTCCCACAACTTCAAGGGGCGTTTCCGCAACTCGGGCTATCAGATCCGGCGCCCCGTCATGCCGCTCTTGAAGTCCAAGAAGCGCAAGCCGGGCGATCCCGTCATCTACCAGGAGCTCCAGGGCAAGGACGAGGTGTTCACGATCAACCGCGAACGCGACATCGCCTTCCACATCCGCATCGAGGACGACCTGTTCTGTCCGCAGAACCTCGACTCCAAGATGAACAAGGAGGCGCAGGCGCAGTTCACGGAGGACCGCGACCTCGAGTTCTTCGCGGACGCACCGTTCAAGTCGCACTCGGCGAACATCGGCAACGCCGCCGGCATCCGCTCCGGCATGTACGAGCTGGGCACGGCCACCGCGCCCCTGTACATCTACAAGACGGACTCCGAGGCCGCGTCGAACCGCGCCTCGAAACTGCACACGGCTTCCGCCACGGAGGCGATCACCAACATGGTCGCCGCGCTGGAGGAGTGGCCCGGCGGCTCGATGGGCGAGGTCAAGGTCGTGGTGCCCACGTGCATCCAGAACCGCCTCATCAACTCGGAGCTTAAGTACGCCGACCGCATGGGCGACCAGCTCAGCGTGCTCCGCAAGGGCCTGAAGTACATCGGCGACATCGCGGGAGCGAACATCATCGGGTGCAACCAGATGCCCATGTGGGCCGAGGACGCGGGGAACTCGCTTCCCAAGCGCTTCCTCTGCATGTTCCTCAACACGCAGGCGTTCGAGTTCGTGGACGAGATCACGATCGACGAGAGCATCAAGGACAAGGACCAGTACGGCATGTTCTACCGCTCTCTGGGTGTCTACGACTGGTTCGCCAGCTACCCCGAGCTCTCGGGCTACGCCGTCATCGCCCTTGGCTAAGACGTAAGTGCCGCCGGGGTGTGCCCCCGGCGGCAAAACGAAAGCGAAAGGAACCAAGAAAATGGGATCACATTCCAACGACAAGAGCATCCTCGGCAGCGGCCTCCAGTGGAACGTCCGCTCCTACATGTTCGAGCGCCGCATCGACTTCGGCGTGACTGGTGCACTCGACACCAGCAAGTATTACGAGATCGGCACGCTCCCCAAGGGGTTCGTCCCTCGCAACATCGCGCTCGTCCAGCTGACGAACGTCAACTCCGCGTCCACCGTCAAGGTGTACAAGACCGTGGAGGACGCGTCCAACGGCTCTGCGACGGAGATCGCAAGCCTGTCGGCAACGGCATCGCCGAGCGCGCCGGCAAAGCTGTTCAAGCCGTTCGACGCCGGCGTTGTCGCCAGCACGGTGGCAACCGTCACGCCGTCGATGGACGCGCAGCTCGCCGTCAAGGTCGGCGCCGGCTTCACGAAGGGCGTGGTCAAGGTCGTCATTTCCG